GTGGACACGGAGGGTAAGCCCTTAAATCAAGTAATCATCCCTAGAGGTCACCCCAAGATCGACCCTATCGTCTATGACACCAGTGCAGTGCGTTACGACTGGGAGCAAGTCACCGGGTTGCAGGACGCCGCCCGCTCTAGCGTGGTCAAACCCAAGACCGCGACCGAAGCCAACATCATGCAGCAAAGCCTATCTGGCCGCGTGTCTGAATTCCGCGACCAAGTGGAAGACTGGCTGCAAAAGCTGGCCCAGTACGCCGCGCAAATTCTCTTGATGGAGCTGACGCCCGCGCAAGTCGAGCGAATCATGGGGCCATCCGAGAAAAAGCAAATCGACGCAGGCGGTGGCCAATTCATGGAAACCGAAGTCAAGACCTTCGACTGGCCGCAACTGTCACGCGACCAAGTGTTTGACATGATTGAAATACAAATCCGCGCAGGCACCACGGGCGCACCCGACAAACTCGAACAGCAGGACAACTGGACCAAGATTCTGCCGCTCATTGACGGGCTGATTGGGAAAATCATGGCCACGCAAGCGCAAGGCGCAGACACCCAGCCGCTCATTAACTTGTTGAGCGAAAGCCTCAAGCGATTCGACGAGCGCTTGGATGTCGAGCAATTCATCCCCAAGCCACCACAACCGCAAATGCCTGCCATGCCAGCAGGTATGCCACCCGGCATGGATAACGCCATGCAGCCACAAGTGGCCACCGTTTAAGTTTCACAACCACCACAAAAGGAAATCTCACTATGCCAATTTGGAAGCAACGCATGTTCTCGCGCCTAATGAAACCAGCCGATGGCGAAGGCAACGACCTTGGCGGTGGCGCTGCCACTGAGGAAGCCGTCACCGACGAAGCGGGCGCACAGAACACGGACGAACCAAGTGCAACCGAAGAAGCCGCCGAAGCCATCACCGAAGATGGCACGCAGGACTTGCCCACCGACAAGCCGCAGTCATCCAAAATGATGGCCATGCTTGATGAGATTTCAGGCGACAAGCCTGCCGCTGGCGACGAGAAGCCCGCAGCGCCAAAGCCAGAAGAAGAAGCAAAGCCTGCCGCCAATGTGGATGAGCAGCGCACCCCGGAGCAAGAAGAAGCCGAATTGCTCGAAGGCGTGAAGTCAGAGCGTGGCAAAGACCGCATCCGCCAAGTGTTTGCCAAGAGCAAGCAACTCGAACAGGACATGACCGAGTTCAAGCAGTTGGTGACATCCACAGGCATGAGCCCACAGGACTTTGCGCAGACCTTGGAGTTTGGCCGCTTGGTCAACTCAGGCGATGAGAAAGACATCCGCGTGGCGCTCGAAATGATTGAGGGCCAGCGTGCCGCGTTGTATCAAAAACTCGGTGTGGAAGCGCCCGGCATCGACTTGCTCGAAGGTCAAGACGACCTCAAGGCAGCCGTGGACAACATGGAAATCACCCGCGACAAAGCCGTGGAGCTGGCCAAGTTTCGCAAGAGCGAAGCCGCCAAGGCGCAGCAGCAACAGCAGGTGCAAGCCAGCACAGAGCGCCAGCAGCAGTTTCAACAAACCGTGCAGAGCGCAGCGGGCGCGATGGAGGCGTATCTCAGCACACGCGCCAATGAGGTGGACCACCCGGCACGCATGAAGGTGATTACCTCGCACTTTCAGAACCCGGCCAACCTGCAAGCATTCATCACGACTTACCAGCCCAACCAATGGGCCGCGACCATCAAGATGATGTATGACGGCATCGTGGTGCAACCAACGCAGCAAGGCAACCAGCCGCAGCCAATTCGCTCGCGTCCCTCACAACTGGGTGCACCATCCGCTCAAGGTGCCACGGCTGCCGACCGCTTGGCGCAGCGCCTCGACAACATGGGTATTTAACCCAACCAATTTACAGGAGTGAACGACATGGCATTGACCGATTTAAAAATCACCAAGGCGGAAGCCAAGAGGGAATCCAAGGTATACGCCACGCTTGGACCATCCGAAGGCGAGTGCTATTCATACGACACGCGCCTGACGCTTGACGATGCAGAGTTGAAAAAAATGGGCATCACAGAGCTGCCAGCCGTGGGCACCGTGCTTATGTTTGAAGCCAAGGCCAAGGTGATTAGCTCGCGTCAATCAGCCAGCGAGAGCACGAACAACCGAAGCATTGAGCTGCAAATCACGCACATGGATTTGGAGCTTGACGAAGCCGACGAAGAAGTGAACGAAGGCGAGTTGACCCGTGGCCAAGCGGGTGCAATGAGCAAGGTTGCAAAAAAGATGCAATCAATGTGAAGAAATATCCGCCGGGCTATTGACTGGCGAATATATTTCTTTCACCAAGTCCTGCATTGTTGTGCCGACTAAGTTGAAAAGAGCGTAAGCGGGAATCGCCATCCGCGCCAACCTAGCCAGCACTTCAATGCGGAACATGCCTCAATACCGCTGTCACCGCTGGGGTCGCGTCCAGTAGCGCAAAGCGTCAAGGCCAAAGCTGTACCCGAAGTCGCGCCGGGAGCCGAGAAGCTGAATCGACGGGTTTGCGTCCCATCACGGCATGAAAGGTGTTTTTATCAACTTTCATTCGGAGCAGTGACATGCCTATTTCAAACGCAGACTTGCAAGAGCTGGCCAAAGTATCTTTGGACGAATACTTGCGCAACATGCCCGTGGACCAAATCGCCACGGAGCGCCCCCTTCTCAAGAAACTCATGGAAGGCCGCAAATCCTTCTTGGGTGCCAAGCAAAACGTGGTGGAAAACATCCGTAAAGGCTATGGCTCAAACTTCAACTGGGCTTATGGCGAAGAAACTGTCGCCTTCAACAAGCGCAACACAACCGAGCAAGCCGCATTCCCATGGCGTCGTGCCGTTGACGGCTTGTACCTCGACTATGACCGTTTGTTCGGTGCTGGTATCAAGGTGCGCGAAGGCCAACGCGGTGAGTTCAAGTTGGAGCAAAACGAAAAAGTCCAACTGTTGAACTTGCTCGACGAGCAAATGGAATCTTTGAAAGAAGGTTTCATGCAGAAGTTGGACCTCGAATTGCACCGCGACGGTACCCAAGACGCTGACGCCATCGCTGGCCTCGACGTGTTGGTTTCCACTGCCCCAACCACTGGCGTTGTCGGCGGCTTGGATAGCGCGACTGCAACCTACTGGCGCAACTATGCCAAGACTGGCATTGCGACTGGCACCGTGGGCACATTGGCCACGGAAATGGAAGCAGGCTGGCGCAAGGCCATCAAAGCAGGCGGCTCGCCAAACTTCATTTTGGCAGGCGGCAAGTTCATCGACGCATACCGCAAGGAAATCGTCGTCACCAACAACGCGCAAGCTGGCACCGCCAAGGTGTTGGACGCAGGCGTGGGCACTGGTGTAAACACTGGTTTGTATTTCAAGGGCGTGGAAATCATTTGGGACCCACAGTTCGAAGAATTGGACGCGCTGAACAGCCCCATCGTGCAGTGGGAAAAGCGTTGCTACTTCTTGAACACCAAGCACTTGAAGTACCGCGACGACGACATGGACATCGTGACACCTACACGTCCACACGACGTGTTGGCCATGTACGCAATGGTCAACTTGCGCTGCGCACTGTCTACCAGCCGCCGCAACGCTCAAGCTGTCCTCGCCATCGCCTAAACAGCGGTGCAAAGAATCCCCCGGCTGGCTCACCCCAGTCGGGGTTTTTGAAACCAAGAACCCTTTGAGGACAACATGACAACAGTTCCCCTGATTCAAGTAACCATTCGCCGCGACGCGAACACGATTACCCCCGTCACCGTGCCCCCTTACGAGCTGACCATCTTGCGCAATATGTTTGGCAAAGAGAACGTCACCGAAGGCGAGCAAGTTGGCACCTATGAAGTCGATGCGTCCAGCGAGCATGAGCGCCTGAGCGCCAAGTATGGCCAAGGCAAAGTCGTGAAGGTGTACGGCGACGACGAAGGCGAGCGCTTGACCGAGTTGGTCGAGAAAGCTGCAATCAAGGCAAAGCCTGCCAAGGCAGCCGAAAAAGAGGCCGCAGCTCAAGCCGCTGGCAAGTAATAGCCCCGCTTAGGAGCAACAAGAATGCAGCCGCAAAAGTACGAACGCACAACCGATTTCACTGAGCGCGATGGTGACGACACCGACCACGCCAGTATCAATGCCGAGTTCGATGCGGCTGCACTCACCACAGACCAGATTCGCGAGAATCTGGCACTCATTCAACGCGATGATGGTGCCCTGAAAAACGGCATCGTCACCGCCGACGCATTGGACGACACGGTATTCGATGCGGTGCTAATCAACGTCAATGTGGCCGTGAACGACGCGCAAACGTCAGCCTCCAGCGCATTGACTTCGGCCACCACGGCTTTGGCTGCCCGCGACGTTACGCTCGCTGCCAAGAGCACGACCGAAACCGCGCGAGATGTCACCATCCTCAATGCCAACAATGCCAGCGCCAGCGCGTTGGCTGCATTGAACAGCCAGACCGCAGCCGCATCAAGCCAAAGCGATGCAAATGCCAGCAAGGTAGCGTCAGCATCAAGCCAAGTGGCAGCAGCAGCCAGCGCAACTAGCGCGTCAACCAGCGCCACCACGGCCACCATTCAAGCAAGCAACTCCGGCACCAGTGCCGCAGCTTCACTGGCCAGCCAAAATGCAGCATCAGATTCGGCGGGTACAGCGACGACCCAAGCCAATGCTGCGGCAGCCAGCTACGACGCATTTGACGACCGCTACTTGGGCGCAAAATCCGCCGCCCCAACGGTGGACAACGACGGCGCAGCGCTGCTCGTCGGTGCGCTGTATTGGGACACCGCTATTCCCGGCATGCGGGCTTACACAGGCACGGCCTGGACTACGCTCCCAGCCGCCATGGCAGGTGCCGTCGCCAATACCCCATCCGGGAATATCGCCGCCACCACGGTGCAGGGGGCCATCAATGAGCTGGACGCAGAAAAAGCAATTGCCGCTAACTTCACAAACGTCAACAACACAGCAGATGCAAACAAGCCGGTCAGCACCCCGCAGCAAAACGCACTTGACCTCAAAGCCAACGCCCTGCAAGCCACCCGCAGCCTCTTCTCCAAAGCCGACACCCAATCAGTCGTCTTCGCCAAAACCGGCGCCGGCACTGCCCAGCTCAAAGCAGGCACGTACATCGATGTCAACGGCACGCTGGTGACCTTCGCATCAGCCACCACCATCGTCATGCCAAGCCTTGCCAATGGAACGGATTACGCCATCTACGCCTGCACAAACGGCACCGTCCGCGCAGACGCCAGCTTCTCAGCCCCATCCGGCTACACAACAGCCACCTCCCGCAAGATCGGCGGTTTCCACTACGCACCGGGCGGCAACGCCACAGCCAATGCAGGCGGCGACACCACGCCAGCCATCAATCAATTCAGCTTCTGGGACTTGAAATTCAAGCCAGCCTGCCAAGACCCACGCGGCATGGCGCTGGTGGCAGACGGCTTTTGGGCTGACATTTATTTGATGGGTGTTGACCACCTGACCAACGGCACCAGCAAGTACAACGTCACCATTGCAGACGGCTCTAGCCCACCAAAAATCCCGACCAAGTTCGGCGGCAACGGCTCCAACGCTTACGGCTCTTTGAACTGGTGGGAGGCTGCTGAAGTCCTTGCGCACCACGGCAAGCGGCCACCAAGCTACAGCGAATTTGCAGCCTTGGCCTACGGCACCACCGAAGCCAGCTCAGGCGGCACAGACCCCGGCTCAACCATCCTTCGCGCTGCCTACACCAGCAAGTGGGGCGTGATGCTGGCCACGGGCAACTTATGGCAGTGGGGCGCTGAGTTTGGCGGCGGCGCAGCGGGTGCTGCATGGACGGCGAACACAGGCGGCAGGGGCTCAACGTATCAGATGGAAAACGCCGCGGTCTTTGGGGGCAGCTGGGGTGACACGTCGGTCTCCGGTTCTCGTTGCTCGCTCTGGGGCAACTCGCCCGTGAACTCGAGCAGCAGCGCCTTTTCGAGCCGCGGCGTCTGTGACCCCCTGATTCTTGAGTAGGCGGCGACAGCCGCCGTCAGTCCCTCCCACTCTTTATTTTGAAATTTAAATGACACCTGAATCCGACGCCACCCAGACTTACGAGCCCATGGCCGTGGTCGAAAAATATGAGTCGGTCATCCGCTATTTGTACCCGATTGCGCAGAGCTTGCCGCGCAAGCATGGGGTGGCGCGGGATATGTTTTTGGACTGCCTGTTGGGGCAAGTCCAATTGTTTGTAGAGGCTGGGAAATCGAGTCAGGTTTCCCGCCTGTACGTCGCAGACGCGGGCTTGTCCCATCTGCGATTTTGGCTGCGGTTTTTGTGCGGCGAACAAGTGCGCGGCATCACGGCCCATCAAGTCCAAACAGCACAGGTGCTGGTGGCCGAGGTGGGAAAGATGCTGGGTTCGTGGATCGTCAAGCAAAAACGCAGGGGGTAGCATGGGTATAAACGCCGCAATCTTTGGGGGCAACTGGGATGAAACGTCG